CTTCTGGTTACTCTTAACATCCCACCTTAGTTTCTTGCCTGTCTTTTCATTCAGGTAAGTTATGATCTCTTTGTACGGGACATATATATTATTATCTTTTTCTTTATCTTCTTCTTTATCTATATCTGAAACAGCGACGTCAGACGTTCTTTCAGACGACTTGTCAGACGATTTTTCGATCAAAGCTCTTTGTTTGGCTCTTCTTTCCTCTTGGTACAGCCTGTCACGCTCTTTTTTCCGTTCATAAGCATCCAATGTCTGGTGCTTATTCCAGTTCGGGATCGTGATTATTCCCTCCACTATCTCAATCATTTTAAATTGCTCAAACGCATTCAAAGCCAACTTTACAGTGGATTCATTCATTCTAAAGATTGTTGCCAGCATCTTGTCTGTGTAGGGAATCTTGTCATTCATCAGGAATACACCACCGTTATTCTTTTTCCCGGCAAGACATAGCAACTTGAACCAGACTGTTATAATTGCATAAGCATCCGGTAAACTCTCTATCAGCAATATCTTTTCATCATCAAAGATATCCGTTGCTATCTTGATCCACTTCACCTCTGCCATTACTCATCCTCCGCAATATAGACCACCACGCAAGGTGTATCCGAGTACACTTTTTCAATCTCCAGACTGGTTACCTGCTTATCATCGATGTATGCGACTCCGTTCAGTCCATCCAGAATGATTTTTGCAATGTTGTCTAAGTCAGGCTTCTTATTCGGCTTCATTTCTCCTTTTAAAGCCCTATCCTTATTCTTCTTAGACCAGCTCTCTGGAATCGGAAATTTCGCTAAAATTCGAACTCTCAGAGGGATGTCCGTGTAAAGCACGCCTATACTCTGCTTGTAAATCCTTGCAACTTCCTTTTCGTATTTTTTGCTTTCGTCTGGCGTATATGTAATGACTTTAAATCCGGCTCTGCGGAATCTCGGTCTTGCTTTTCCAACCGGTTTGCCCGGAATTGTAATTACCATTTATTCTCCTTTCTGCTCCCGGAATTACCGGGAGACAATGAATCTGGCTTACTTAAGGTATTTGTGACGTACTGTGCAGCAGCCATGAACGGGTTACAATTTATAGCAAAGGTTTAACCCTTTGCTAACATAGTGAAATTCTTGTCGGAACTGCTCTTCTGTTCCGTAGTGCTGCAAATAATATTCCTTGCAGCGTTTTCTTAAGTCTCTGTCAACTTTCGCTGCATTCTCCCCTGCCCTTGTTCCGTTTGGATGCAGGTCCGGTCTCAATGGAGCTATGAATCCGTAATCCTCCGAAAGTTCAATTTCTCTCGATGTGTGACTGAAAATGTGATGCCTTTCCACCCCATAAGCTCCGGTATACATGCAGTGATCCATGTCCTCTGTAAATATGCTCCACAGCTTCTTTGGTCTGCCGAAAGCTCTTTGATGACCTTTTTTCTTTTTCTTTCGCTTAGGTTTCGAGAATGCCATGTCGCTGTAATCAATACTCACAGTTCAATCCCCCATTTTTGTCTAAGCTCTTCTTTTTCATCTGGGGTCAAAAGGTCTGCATCTGGTATTCCAACCTCTCTGCAATCTTCCAACACGCCTTTGATGAGTCTGCTCATTTCTTTGGTGTTATACTTGCTTGACCCTTTGTAGCATTGCAGAGTGTGTAATGTTTCAGCTCTCCCTTTTAGGTCTTTTACTTCCTGCGCTCCACGATCTATCACAATCCGGAACACTGACTGTGCCAGATAGATGTCTTTTTCCCTGAGCGGTATGTACTCAAAAGCACCGTGGGATTTTAATTCATTTAGGTACGCTTGCCATCTGGTAATATCCAGCTTGTCTGCTAATTTATCCAGCAACACCCACAAATAAGAGTTTGCATCAAGGCTTCTTTTTGCTCTGTATGGCTTTATTTCAAGCGTTAATTTCTCATAATCTTTCAACTCATCATAGGCTTGTCGGAAGTCCTCTTCGGATTCGAATAGGATGGTGTGGCAATCTATCAAACGGCCTTTTAATTTTCCTGTGAATTTCATCAATCATCACCGTAAGTCCTTTTTATTGTGCTTAACATTGTTGCAGCTTCTGTCTCGGTAAGTGTCTGCTCAGTCCTATTGTTTTCTCTCAACCATCGTTCAAGATTGATGCCGTGAGATACGCATAGATTCTTGAGAGTCTTGATTTTCGCTTCAGACGCTCTGTTTTCCCCCGTTTCCGGTATTTGAGCATACATCTTGTTGTATTCCTCTTTAAGCCACAAATCGAACCCTAAGCCGGTATGTATTGCTACGCACTTCACAAACGCCCTGCACATGCTGTTCCAGACTCTTTGCTGACTCATAGAGTTGTCTTTTACAGGGTTTGCCCCATTCATCACAGGTGTTTGCATCTCATATACTTCATCGTCTATAACAACACGGATTCTGGTTTCATAACACCTGTTTTCGTTTCCGTTTTTGTCTTTAAACACTGCCTTTGTCATTCTTAAGCTACTTCCTGTTTCTGGATCTGGAATCGGTGTAAAATAAACATTTTCAGCGCCGTTTTTGTGCAATAAATCAATGCACATCGCCCAGTTTAAGTAATCCATGCCATCTCTTTTTTCAAGATATGGTTTCACATCTACTTTTCTCATTTCTCCATAGCTTTTAAGCATTGCAAGATTCCTCACTTTCTTCATGTACCCAATTACCGGAGTAAAACCATTCCACCAGCATCTCTTTAAACTCTTCCCGTTCATCCGGTGTCCCGTGTAAGCATCTTTCCAGCGCATATTCAAACGCCCGATCTTCTGTTACTACCGTGTCTTTCTCCGGTCCGATACCTACATACATCATTCGTCCTCCATGCCGATAATTGCTTTTACAACATTTGCATCTAAAAAATACTTATCGTCATCTGTGTTATATGTGGTAAACTCAGTGTTTCTTCTTGATTCATACTCCTTTTCAGCCATTGCGATATACCCGATCAATGCATCCGTCCTCCCATCTAATCTGCAAAGACGGGAATATTCCTGTTCGCTTACATAAATTTTATTGTTTTCCATTGCTTATCCTCCTAAAATCTGTTACTATATTCTTGATTTTTTGTCAGAGTACCTACGGCTCCCCAGCCTTTTTGTAGGTGCTCATTTTTAATACCCAAACACCAGATACCACGCCAGCATCGCCAGTCCAAACCCGATCACGGATGCCGCGACCTTGTGCCAGTAAGGCTTGTCCTGCTCCGGCAGATCTACCGATACAGACCGGATGTCCCAGCTATTTAAGGTGTTTGGATGCTGGGTGGTATCGCAACGGTATGTTCCTTTAATCTCCATGCTTGTCCTCCTTTCTACCGCCTAAGCGGTTTTCTCTTCTGTCCTCTTTTCGAGTGTGTA